TATACTGCTAGTGGCAATTTCATTGATTCTTTGTTACCTAGAACATTTACTTGGATTTCTACCAATACTACTGCTGTTGGTTTTATTGCCGATGAGTTGCAAACTGTTTGTCCCGGCGCAGTACATGGTGCTGTCAATGCTGTTGACGAAAATGAAAAACCAATTTATCAAATAGTAGACGCTTCTACTCCAGAAATTATTGCTAACATTGTTGCTGAATTGCAATCACTAAGAGCAAGACTAAAAACAGCTAAAATTTCTTGATATAATACTTATGGCAATTTTGCCGATTTAAGGAACAATGATGCAAACACCTGAACAAATTTTTCAAAATCAACCCATCACAATACCCGCAAGTTTGGTTAACCAAGTTTGGGGATATATTGCCAGTAAACCATCCGCTGAAACAGCAATGTTGGTCATTACATTTCAGCAAGCTGTAGGCGCACAAATGAAAGCATTGGAAGATGCCGCAGTTGCAGAACCTGAAAGCACTCCGGTTCAATGATGGCCACTCTAGCAGAAGTGGATAAAAAAATTAACAGTCACGTTGATGTTTGTGCTGTTCGGTATGAAGGTATCGACTTACAAATGCGAGCTGTGAATGCCAGATTAAAACGCTTGGAAGCCATTTTTGTTGGTGGTGCAGGCGCAATTATTTTACTTTTGCTAGAGTTGGTGATGCGAAAATGATTGAATTAATGGTTGCATTTGAGGCTTTAAAAGCCGCTCATTCAGCCATTAAAGAAGGCGTTGAGCTGTATAAAAACTTCAAAGAAGACGGTAAAGATTTAAGCGGAATCATATCTGAAATTGGTGGTCATTTGGGAGGATTTTTTTCCTCTCAAGAAGAATACGTTGAAGCCATCAAACAGGAAAAAACAAAACCTCTGGTTAAAAAAAGCATTAATCAAGAGGCAATGGATCGAATATTAAGACAAGAGCAAATTCAGCAGATGGAGACTGAGCTTCGTGAAATGATTATTTATCAGGTAGGAATGCCCGGTCTTTGGTCAAAGTTTACAGAAATGCGTGAAATTGTTCGAAAAGAGCGCGAAAAAATCGAGCGTGAACAAAAAAAGCCATTGAACTTGCCGCACTCAAAAGACGGCAGTTTATTAACAAATGGCAGGTTAGAGCTTCAATTGCGGCGGGAATCTTTGTCCTCTTGTTCACGTTTACCGCTCTTATGTACGCAATACACATAGACTATCAAAAAAGTAAATTGGGAGGTTAATATGTCTTGGTTAGAATCTATAGCGCCTACGATAGCCACAGCATTGGGTGGCCCTCTTGCGGGCATGGCTGTTGAAGCTATATCCAAAGCTATTGGAGTTGATCCTAGCGAGGTTCAAAACACCATTAACTCTGGCAAAATGACCGCAGATCAAATTGCATCTCTACAGCAAGCCGAACTTGCTCTCAAAGCTAGGGCGCAAGAAATGGGGCTTGACTTTGAAAAAATAGCTGTTGCAGACCGAACAAGCGCTCGACAGATGCAGATCAGCACTCACAGTTTTGTTCCACCGCTGTTGTCTGTAATGATTGTTGTGGCTTGGTCACTTATTCAATATTTTTTATTGACTCATGTCATTGATCCATCAATGAGAGAGCTGATTGCTAGAGTATTAGGAACTCTTGACGGAGCTTTGATGCTTGTGCTATCCTTCTATTTTGGATCGTCCGCAGGATCACAAGCCAAAGATACAATGCTTCACAACTCGACACCAACATCATGACGCTACTCACCGCCCACTTCACACTTGAAGAATTAACCATCACCGAACATCGGGAGTTTGAAAATGTACCTAATGAAACTGAAAAAGCTAATCTTATGCGGCTTGCAGAATTCTTGGAGCTGGTTAAAGAACAGTTGGGCGGTAAGCCGATTATGGTTAACTCAGCGTTTCGGTCGGAAGCCGTAAATAACGCCTGTGGATCAAAAAATACATCTCAGCACCGAGTGGGCTGTGCCGCTGACTTGCGTGTTCCTTCAATGACACCAGATCAAGTTGTTCAGGCAATTAAAAATAGTGATTTGGAATATGACCAACTAATTCGAGAATTTGACCGCTGGACACATATTAGCATTCCAAATTCTCCAAATACAAAATCTAGAAAACAAATTTTAATTATCGACAGAGCAGGAACAAGACCCTACGTTTAATTTCATATTTCTAACAAATATAGCAAAAGAAGCGGAAGTGTCGCCAAATTTCATCTTATCAAATTCAAGCGCCACTTCCTCTAAAACATAATTTCTAATCATGTTGGCCAATTCTTCAAATTCAGAATCGGGTATTTCAACAGTTTTTTTCATTTACGGAGTTCTTCATTTTCAATAATAACGTAGATTAAAAAGCAAACTCCTATGCCAAAAGCAAAAAGTATTGCCAAAATCAAACCCCATAATAATGAACTAATTAATGCTTCCATCATTTAATCCGAGAAACTTTAGCTTTTTTAAGAGCCAATTCATATTGAGCTTTACCCTCATCGTCTAATTTTCTCATTGGCAGATTTTGATAATACCGCCATTTGTCTTGGTACTCTTTTAATTCAGACGGAGGAATCCATCCAAATTTTGTTCTCCATCTTTCTGTGATGTCAGAACCGCTTGGTGTATAAACATGAGCATTGTCCATTACTTTACCTCCAAATGATTTTCTTCAAATAACCACCCAATCGTCTTTCTGTGAGCGTCTTCCCACATTTCTTTTCTTTCTTTTTTTGACAATTCAGCGCCTTGGTCTAGTTGCATATGGCAAGAATAACAAAGTGCCGCAACACGATAATCGTGACTTTTAAGGCCACGACCTTTGCCATCAATCAATTGATTGGAGTGTGCCGCAACAACAGTTCCATCTTGCATCCCGCAATTTTGGCAAGGCGAGTCTCTGAGAGTATCTAACAGTTTTCTATTTCTGTACATTTAATATACTCCAAGCAACTCTGATATCTTGAGGGCGCAATTCAATGTTGTCAATGGGATCGGTTGTCCTTCCTTCGCTCTGTCCAGTATCCTCTGAGCATCTTTTTTGCTCATTGAGGATTCTTCGTATAATGATGTCAAGCTCGCTAATTCTTGATCTAACATCAATGGTTGGATTGTTTTTGTATTTTGCATTTAGTTGTTTCTTTCGTGCATTTAATATTTCTAAGATGTTCATTTATCTTCGTAGCAATATTCAGCAATGTAAACTTCTTTGCCATTTGCATTTTTTACTTTTATGGATTTAGAAATAATGTTTGCACCCGCACTTCTAAGGTCGTTAATCCGGCTTGCAAGCCTAAAGCAACTAAATTTGTACAGAGCATCAACAGCAGTTAATTTATTCCCTTGAGTGAGATATTCCAAAATTGCATCGTTTTGTGATTTCATTTTGATTTCCTCTTAGAAATAAGATTTACAACAACCTGATCGACAAACGCACCAATTTGTGAATTGTTTTCCGCCAAATCTTTAAGCGTCATTAACATGACGGCCACTTCAACGGGGTTTATAAAAGAATATCCAGTTGTTTCAGTAAGAAAATTCAATACTGAATCAATCCCAGAATCAACAGATCTGCTGACTATTTCCGCCGTGTATTTCTTTGTCGTGTTCATTTTGATTTCCTTTTAGTTCCATTTTTGTTTCCGAATAAGTGTATTGCCACACACTTTTTCTTTCTTTCGGCATATCATTTTTAACTGTTTCCCGTGAAACATATCTTTGTTTTAATAGATAACACAAAGCCATTGAAATTTCATTTGGAAGCAAATCGTCTGTATACAGCTTGATTTCTTTTAACGTCAATGGCTTTTGCTTATCCACAAAAACAGCTCTGATTTTTTTTACCGCATTTGCATTTCTCATAGTCTACCCCTTGTAATATATTATGATTGTAAGGGTAAACTGTAATAGTGTCAAAACGGTATATCGTCCTTCATGTCATCAAATCCACCGCTTTGTTTTTGAGGTGATTCTTGTTTGTCCTGTCTAATACTGTTAAGCATTAACATGGTATCGGCCACAATCTTGGTCGTGGTTTTTTGGATGCCATCTTTGTCAACGTATTTTTCAGTTTTAAGTTTTCCTTCTATGTAGATGGACGAGCCTTTTTTTAAATACTGGCCAACAATTTCAGCCAACTTGCCGTAAAAAACAACATTGATGTATTCTGTTGTTTCCACCAGTTCATTTTGTTTGTTTTTGTATTTTTCATTGATTGCAATTGATCCGCTGGTTACCGGATTTCCGCTTGGCATATATTTAACCTCAGGATCACGGGTTAAATTTCCAATGCCAATAAATTTGTTGAGAGATGCCATTATTCAGCCTTTTGTAAAATTTGTTTTGTGAGTGTGTCTACTTCATCAAGAAATGTTTTTAACGCTTTTGTGTAAGCGTCCATCTCCTCAAATGTTGGCGTGTACCTGAAAACAAACAGTTTTAGTTTTTCAGGCATATTTTCGTTATAGCTGATGAAGTCGCAAAACTCAGCGCCTGTGGTGTGAATGTTGTGCCAAATCTGCGGCAAATAATCATCAGGCACTTTGTAGTCTTCAATGTATTTGTAATGGATAGCCGGAATAGGGCATTTGATCTCCACAATACCTTTTCTGTTTTCTACAAACCCATCGACCGAACAGCCGTACATCGTATTTTCTTCCCATGCAAATCCAGCTTCTTCAATCATATTGCCAGTCATCACTTCATAAGCCATGCGAGCAAATGGTTCAACCTCAATTCCTCTTTGCATATGAGAATTTGTNAAATCACTTTCATTGCTTTNATTTGTTATTCTTTCCAATGCAAGTTGAAATCGGTAATTGCGCCTTGTGGTTGATTCTGAGCCTTTGGTTTTACCCTTGGCCAGAATTGCACTTGCATTTGATCCTGTGGCCTTTCCAAGCCTATCGGCAAACCATTCAGGAGTGCGTTGTTCGTGTTCTGAAATGATTAACATTCAAGCCACCTTTTCCAATTCAATTCGTCTTGCTGTGCAGGCCGATTTAAATTTAGAGTTATCTTGTCTTGCTTTTAAATACTCAGAATTTCCATAGTTGTAAACGTCTTTAAGCTCCAACAATGAACTTGCGGTTAAGGCAATATCAATCAGTTCGCCTTCTCTTTTGTCGCTTAATTTGGGTTCAATTGCAATTGGGGCAACTTCATGAGTTTGAGCCTCAGAATCATTGTCACCCTCCGTTGGAATTGCAAATGCTTGAAAAGCAGCATATTTGTATGCGGCAGACATTGCTTTGTTTGTGGCCTTGTCTCCAGAGTCCATCGCCTCGCCAAATGTCTTGATGGTGTGCTTTGATCCATCTTCAGCAGACACCAGGTC